CATCAGAAGTAACCGCCTGCTCGTCACGCGCTCTTTGCACACGCGCCTTGAGTTCCGGCGAGTTGGGATCAACATTGTCCGGAATGTTGCGTACCGTAATGCCGTCTTTGGTAACAATTTCGTATGGCATTAGTAATCCACCTCAACACGTGTTCGAGCAGGGGCGCTGCCTTGCGGAGAGGCCTGATTAGAAACAGCTTCGGGCTGACCATAAACAGACTTCTTTGCCGCAATTTTTCTTTTGAGAAAGTCTTTAACCTGGTTGAAAGACCGAATGGTTGACTCATTTCCAGAAAGCAGCCCGCTGACAGTGCCAGGATTTGTCAGCACGCTATTAACCCATTGCAATTCACCAGCCTGCAATACGCCAGTATTAAGCAGGCTTTCATCGCGCGTCATGCCAACAAGCATGTTATACGCACCAAGCGAATCCGCTACCGCAGGAGATTTAACGCCAGTAGTGGCAAATAACGCTTTTTCCTTAATTGGCGTTTTTTTCAAAGCTTGATTGAAGGCTTCAAGCTGCTTATCAAACGCTCCTTCAAATGCTTCGGCTTTTCTGATGCCTTCTGGCTTAACCACAGAAGCGCCAACTGTCGGAACAGGCCCTGTAGCACCAACAGGCTTTGGGAAACGCGACAAATCCATACCGGGAATACTGACAACTTGCCCAGTGTTGGGATCAATGGATGTGCGCGGTTTTTGAAGAAAATTCCACGCCATAGCGTATTCAGGCGAACTTGCGTCGCCGCTAAGAACGGTATTCATAAACCGCTCGGTCATAGTTTTGCCGCCGCCGCTTGCTCCGCTAGTCGCCGCTAACCTTGCTTCAAATCGACGGTCAGCCGCCTTTTCACGCAACGACGCTTCCTCGTTATCCAGCACTTTGCCGCCCATGTTCAGCAACGCCGACGCTTGCTCCTTACGCCCAGCGAACGGACTAACAGTGAACTTGCCGCCAGAAACAATGCCGTAATCGCCTATCTCCTGCGGCGTTTGCGCGGCAAGGGAACGCTTCAGGTATGTTTCCTGAACAGGCTGAAAGCCTTTGCCTGCATACTGCGCGGCCAAGGCGTTTACCATGTCCATCTGCCCCTGGCGCTGGCGCTGGGCGGCATACTCGTTCAGCGACGTAACGTCAGGCTGCTGACCGTACATCTGCATCGCGCGGGCAAGAAGCTGCCTGCCGCTTAGATTGGCAAGTTCTTGTTCGTAAGGGTCAGCCATGTTTCACCTATTAACCGCCGAAATAGCGGCGCAATTCATCTTCAGTCATATCAAACGGTTTTGCGCCGGGCTGCTTGGTCTGCAACGGCATCGCCATCTGACCGTCATCCATCAGACCGGCCTCGTAGCTGCTCTGCTGCGGCTGCTGCTTGGCCGGGAACATGCCACCCATCAGCCTTTCAAGACCTTGGCGCTGCATGTCAGACATTTCACCGCGCCGCGTGTCCAGCTTCTTCTGCTGATAGCCAGCCGAAATACCCTGCGCGACATTGCCCAGCGCCTGCGCCCATGACGGGGCGACGGCTACGCGGCCCATAATCCTTGTTTCAGGCATTTCCATCGAACGCTCACGCAGCGTGTTGATGGATTCCTGCTGCCGAAGCATCTGCTCCTGCTCCGGCGTAAGCTGCCCCTGCGAAAGCAGGTACGCAAATAATGCCCTGTCCTTATCGTCATCCATATCAGGCTCCATTCAATCCGCTGTAGTTCACCATTAGGTATCCGCTGGGATGCTGCGCCACCAGGTCCGGCCTGACGGTCAGCAGTTCCTGCGCCATGACGCCGCGCTCCCTGCGGTCAAAAATGTCGTACTCGTAAATGCCGACGCCTGCGGGATGATCGCCAACCTTTTCAATGTTTGATTTCAGGCGAACGTCGGAGAACGCAAACGGAGCGGCAGCACCGGCAATGCTTCCCAAGCCACTCATCAAGCCGCCAAAAGCACCCTGCTGCGCGTTGTAAGCGTCAAGCTGCGCCTGATAGCCCATATTTGCAGCTTCTAATAGCTGCGGCGTTTCTGCACGCCCAGCCTGGCTAAAGGACGGGAACTGCGGCATCCCGACTTGCTGGCCTGTCAGCAGCGCGTTCATTTCATTTAGCGGCATACCGCGAGCCTGCGCCTGCTCCGCAATCGCCTGCTGGCGCAAGCGGTTCATGGAATCCGAATACTGGTTGCCAAGACCAAATTGCTGGCCCACCGCGCTGTTCATGGCCTGCATACGCGCAAGGTCCATAGCAGACGCCTGATTCAGCGCCTGATTTCCAAAATTACCTTGGCTTGTCGCTTCGTTAATGGCCTGCTGACGCGACTGCATACCAGCGCCAAACATATTCTGCGCTTCCTGACCAGCCACGCGGAAGGCGTCATACTGTTCAGCCGACTGGCGACGGGCTAGATCATCCAGCGCACGCTGATAGCCTTCCGTGCCCTGCTTGAAGCCCTGATTAGACAGCTTGGTTTCAAGCTGCTGCTGCTGATACTGATGCAGCGGGGCCATTTGTTGCATCAGCGACTGAGCAATACTGTTGCGGTAGCTGGTGTCATACGTCGGCGCTGTAGGCGCGTTGCCGAAGTTATACGAAGTGCTTAGACCCGGCGTGTAATCCGTTGTTCTGGTCTGCAAGCTGCCCGGCGTACCAGGCGCGGTCATGGACGGCAGGTTCTGCCAGTCAAACGGCTGGCTGTAAGCATCGCCCACGCGCTGCATGAAGCCAGACGCAAGGTTGCTTCGGCCCTGCTGTGTGGCAATCTGCGAGTTGAGCGCGTTCTGAAGCTCCGGGGCCAGATTGACGTTTTGCTGCCACTGCGTAACGCGCTGCCCCGTCGCCGGATCAATCTGGGCGCTGGCGTTCCAGGTCTGCGACCCCCACGGCGTGTAAACTTCCGGGCGGTTGGCATAGTTCTGCGTAATCACGTTTTCGCGTGATGCTTGAGCCTGCGCGTTGGCGGCACCCGTGTAATCAGGCGGCGCGGGCGTGGATTTGCTTCCCATTGTCCTTCTCCAAATAGCGGCAATCCTCACGCCGCAGCGACAGGATTACCAAGCTGCCATCGGGATGACCACCCTCAATGGAGGCCACTTCTTCAAAACCAATGTGCTTGTCAAACTTCAACGCCCGCTTGTTTCCTGACGGAACCGCGCCAATTACCACGTTTAGCTTTGCTGTGTTAAAAGCGTAGTCAAACGTGCAGCGCAGAAACTCGCGCGTCACCCAATTTCCTTCGCCAGCAACGTGCATCTGGCAAGACGCACCGTTCCAGTTGTCAAAGCCCACAACGCCCACAATTTTGCCGCTCTCGTCCACATTGGCGAGGCAGCGCAGGTTAGGCGTAGGGACGTATTGGATGCGCTGGCAGAGCCACGCACCAAGAACGTCATGTGGGCCAAACACAATCATTAGTACATGTTCCACAGCGCAGGGTCAGCGTCGTTGTATTGCGCGTAATAAACATACGGGTTCGTATAGTCAGGCATGTTGTACCCAAGACTGGGGTCAACGTTCTGCTTTGGTATCGCTGGGTTCTGGTAATCAATTGGCGCGGTAAAGCTAAAGTTGGTTTCATCAGGGTTGCTGCTGCTGAAATCATAGTTGTACGGGTTGTAGTACGACTGCGGCGTAGCAGGCTGTTCCGTGTACGGGTCAACGCTGTTAGCCGTCACACGCGGCGGCGGCGTGTATGTCTGGGCAGGCGCTGGCATGGGCAACTGCATGACTGGCGACGGCGTAGCAGGCGCATTGCGCTGCCACGGGAACGAAAGCGTCTGAAAAGACTGTGCTTGCGGTGCAGCTTCCGCAGATGGGGAAGCCGCACGCAACGCTGCAATCAGTGCGCTACCTTCAGCCATTACATTACTCCACCAATCTGTCCCATGACATGAAAGCTCGAAAAAGTGGTCGAACCACCAAGCCCGCGAACACGCATACGCAACGAACCGTAGTAACCAAGCCCTGTGACGCCAACCCAGATTTGATACACGTTAGATGCAGACGCCCAGCGGGCAATGTTCCATTTATCAACGTCCCATTCGGGGTTAAGCTCTGCGACAAAAGAAGGCGAACCGGCCACGCCTTGCGTGGAATACTGCGTATTCAACCGAACTTTTATGCTAGGCGGCTGCGTGCAAATAAATATCGGGCGGGCCATAACAAACTGTTTTAATTGGCCCGGCGCGTCGTAAGCATTAAACGCCGTTTGGATATCTCCTTGGACCGCTTCGCCTAGCGAGCCGTCAACCTCAACCTGGTCTAGCGACCCGGTAAAACCAAGCGCCACGCGATTGTCATCTGTGGCAAAATAAAACTTCCCGCCAAACAAACAGCACGCCGTCATCGGCATGTTGTTTAACGTACACCACGCGCCAGAATTGACGTTCATGGCGTACTGCTCATACGCAGCGCCTTGAGGCGGCAATTTGATAAGCAAAATTTCCTGACTGGAAATTACCTGCAAATCAAAAGCAGATACGTTGCGCAATTTAGTCACTAGCGGCGAAAGCACCGGCTGCACTTTGGCAGACGGTCCTTGGCTAAGATCAGCAGAGAACTGACCGTTGACTAAACGAGAAATAGGAACAAGCCCAAGTTCCGACAGCAGCATTACATCGCCGCCGTATGACGTAAAAAAGTTTCCGTGGGTCGGTATAGGACCAACGTACCAAATACCCTTTTGACCAAAATTATTAGGGTCACTGGGGTCTGTACCCTGCCAAACAGCAACATCGCCTTCGCTGCCTGCGACTACCAAGTAATCGTCAATGCCAGCACCTGCGTCCATAGTCCAGTTCATAAGGCCACGAATGTAGCCGCCATTGCGCAGCACAGAACCCATTTCAAACGGGTCTGCATGACCCGCGATGGCGTCAACGTCGCGCAAGTAATAAACTACAGAAGTATCTTTAATAGCGAACCAGACGCGATTTTTCCAAACCATTACAAAATTTGGATCGGCAGGAAGCCCAGTTACAGTTTGCTGCGTCCAGGTTGTCCCGTCGTATGTCCAGTACCCAGCGCCGGGGGATACAGCCAGCAGGAAGTTTCCTGCTCCGTTAGAAAACTGCGTTGTCACCCAAATATCGTCGTCGGAACCAGAAGGGCCAGATTCCAGCACAGGTTCTTCAACTGTAACGTCCCATATACCGCCGTTACTAGCCGCGAACAATTTGCTGTTTTCGCCAGCGTTGTAAGAAAACATTGACCCAATAGGGTTTTCAAGCGCCTCTGTTTTGTACTGCCATCCGGCGCGAAGTTCTGTCCCGGTGCGCTTGGGAATAAAGTTTTTTAAAATAAGCGCGTCCTGCACAGGCATATTGGCAATGCTGTCGCGGAAGTTAAGCCCACCAACCGGCGCAGGTGACATACGCAACAGCGCAACCTGCGAAGTCGCAGATTTTATTGGCGATTTTGTTTGGCGCAGCGGGACCAGTGGCATGGCTATCCACCAAATCCGGTGTCTGGGGTGTTAGTCAGCGGCTGGATGTACGGGAAGCCGTAAGTGCGAACCATCGTCAGAACAGGCGCACCCTTTTCCTGACCCCAACGGTTTTCAAGCGTCAGGTGGAAATCGCGCATTGCGGCGCTGCTGTCCAAGCCCTTCATTTCCAGCCATTTTGCACGCGCGTATAGCGTGACAAGATAGCTGTCCAACAGGATCGTGTCGCCGTTTTTGGTGGCGCGGTTCTTATATAGGTTTGGATCGTCTTGATCCCGCACCCAAGCAGCCGACTGGTAGAAAAACACCAAGTCTTGCGCGTCAGTAGGCGGCGAAAGGATATATATTTTGTTGTCGCGCACCTGCCAGTAGAACGACAGTGTTGGCAGCACCTGCCGCACAATAAGCTGCTGCCACATCTGCGGAGAGATAGGACCAATCGCAGGCCATTGGTTCGTGCTGTTCCACTGAGTCTGGTCAACCCAGTCGTAGAAGTCCTCCGGCAGCGCAAATGCTTTCTGCGACTGCCCAGGCCCATCCGCTTGGATGGACATAGTGTATGGCTTAGTCAGTTCCTGCCAGTCATAAAGAGACAGAAGGTCCAGGCCAGCCATGTTGACGGCCTGGACCATCTGCTGCACAGACGGGTCCGACGAACCAGCGGGGTCACTGGGGGTGTCGTAGCTCACCATCTGCGCGACGTTCTGAACGATCACGCCAAGCGTCGAATCATTGACGATCTGGTAAGCCATCCCGTTTCCCTTTTAATCTTCCGACTTTTCGGCCTTACCAGACTTTTTGCTGCCCATCATGCGAGTCAATGAAGCAATCTGCTCCTGCATTTCCTCGATCTTGGCGTCACGCTCTTTCAGCTCCTCGTTCATCTTTACCAGCGGGGCGTTGCCCTTCGCCAGCTCAATGAAGTTGTTGGCCGCACGCTTGTCCTCGGAGAAGCCAAAGAATTTCTGGCCCACCGCATCCGACGCGCCAGCAAGCTGCTCAACGGTAGTGATGTTGAAGAATTTGTATTCTTCAACCTTGGAAGGCGTCATCTTCGGCAGCGCGGTGAGCGGCGTGCCTTCGACAGCATTTCCAGCGCCCGCCTGCCACTTGGCATATTTGTCGGCAAAACGGCGACGATTGATGTCGTTTACCGGCTCATCAATCGTCAGCAGCTTGTCGCCGGGAATCATGATTTTGATGTAGTCCACTTCCTTGTAGATCGCGCGGCCAGCTTCGGCGCTAGCGCCGGTTTGAAGAACAGGCTTGCGATAGAAAGAAACGCCAAGTCGGCTGTCCTCAGAAAAACGTGATTCATCAAGACCAGGCGCATCGGCAATCGAGGACCAGTCAGTAGTCGCGGTGGCGGTGTTCATGGGGTTTTCCCTTTTTTGATTGGTTGAAAAAGTAGTGGGGCCGAAGCCCCACTAGTTAGGCGTTAGTTTCAATCTTCAAGTCAGCGGTGGTGCTAGACGCACCGATACGCCAACCACTGATTGAAGCTCCGTCACTGCCGGTCAAACCGATGCCTTCGCAAACGGCACCAGTGTCCTGTGAGGCATTGGTGTCAACAACAGCGGGGTAAGCAGCAGAAACGGCAGAACTGTAAGTAGCGGCCATAATTCACCTCTTTAAAAGACCTTGGTGGACGGGGGTTCACCCAGCCCACCAAGGCAAGGTAAACCCCCACCACGGGGTTACTTAGTTCTGGATGCGGCCCTGGAACTGAGCGCCAGAACAAGTCATGTTGCCAGCCCAAGCCAGAATCTGAACTTCAGCGTCCTGGTTGATGGCATAGCGGCGGTTCGGGCTGAGAGCCACCATGTTCCGGTCCTTGTGGGGACGCAGGAACAGGTACTTGGTGTTCAGCATGAAGCCGGTGTTGGCCGGGCAGTAGCCGCCGATGCCACCGTCAAGGACAACATCAGCGTCCATGAACTTGATGGTCGGGAAGCCAAGGTCGCCGGTCTTGGGGTCAGTGAAACGCTGCTGCGCCTGCAACGAACCCATGAAGTACGACCAGTAGGTGTTGTCCAGAACAACCAGGTCGGGACGATCCGCACCGCGAACCAGCGACGACCACAGCTTATTCATGGCAGCCTGAATGGTGGTCGCGGACGGGGTGACGCTCTGAACGCTGAAGTCATACAGGCCCGAACGCCAGAACGACCAAGTGGCGCGATCAATGCCGCCATAGGTGCCAGTGGTCGGGTCAGTCGGGACAGCGGCACCAAGGCCGGTCACTTCCTTACCGCCAGAGCCGGTGCCGTCGCTGTACAGTGAGCCAGCCAGCTTGTTCGCCATCGTGCTTTCAGCCACGTTCAGGCGGGCTTCCAGCAGGTCGATGAAGGCTTCGCGGCCAGAGTTCTGGAGCGTTTCCAGACCGGACAGGACAACCGGGCAGGCCAACTGCTTGATGTTAAACTCAGCGGCGCTGATAACGTCAGACGCGGCAACCGGCAGCAGATCGTAGCCAGAATAGAACCCGGCGTTGCCATTTTCGGCAAACGACAGTTCCTGGAAGATCACGTTACCGCCGCCAAACGGCTTCACGTTGCCGCGCTGGTTCAGCTTGGCCGACAGGGCGTTGTTCTTGGTGACGTTATCCGCAATCTTGCGGCTGCGCGACTGGATGGTAGTCGCAATGATGTCCGTAACGGACGTATTGGCAAAAGCCATTGTGGTTTCTCCATGACTGAGCGCCCGCAGGCGCGGTTGGGTTAAATGCACATCGCCGTTGCAGACGAACGATATGGCCCAGTCATGTTCCAGCGCGGACGCCGGATGGCATTCATGCCACTAACAGAGGGATGAGGCTTCAGCCTTCCGCCCTGCTGTTGCTGCAAGCTAGTCAGGTTCTTCGCAGGGTTCAGGACGATGGCGCAGCTTGGCTGCGTTCGGCTCCCGGCCCCGGTTAGCACCTGTGTTATTTATGCCACACTTTTATGTTGTGACAATAACAACACAGGCGCTGTTGTATCATTACCGCGAATGGGCTGCAAGGGCAGCTTCAATCGCGCCCCTGATGTCAGGCGCGGTGCCTTGCGGCGCGGCCATCGCCGGACTGCCCGTCACGCTCACCGCCGCCTGCTTGGCTCTAACAGCCGCCTCTGTCAGCCGTTGCCCGCCAGCGGCCTTCTGACGGCCTTCCAGAACCTTTCTGACCTGGGGGTTGGTCAGGCACGCTTGGCGGTAAGCCTCCTGCAAGGAAAGCTCCCTGCCCCTGCGCTGGGCCACTTCCATCAGGTCCGCCATGTCCTCGCGCACATCGTTGGCAAACTCGGCTTGCGACAAAAAGTCCTGTACCTCTCCCTGCGCTTCCTGCCGCACCATCTGCTGTTGCGCCATCTGGGCCTGCTGGAATTGCGACATGAACTGCTGAACAGGGGCCATCTGCTGCTGAACCGCCTGCTGAACCGCCATAATCTGCGGGTCAACCTGCGGCACCTCGCCTACCAGCGCCTGATCCAACTGCTCAATAAAGCCCTTGCCAAACCGGCCAACCCCGTAATGTTTCACAAGCTGGGCAATTTCATGCGCCAGCGCCGGGGCCGGTGCCGTCCGCATCTTTGCTGCCGTCGCCATGACGTTTTGCACGGCTTGAACGTGATTGCTGTTTTCCGATTGTATGAACATTTCATACGGCGCAATCGCTTTGGACATGGCGTCGGCGTAGTTCCGCGCCTCAGACGTATCCTTCAGCGTTTTTTGAACCTCACGCTCGCGGCGCGTAATCTCGCTGCGAACAGACTGCGGCAAAGTTCCCCACTGCTCCCGCAACTCCGGTTTCCATGACGCCGGGGCCTTTTCCTCCGCTGGCTTTGGTCCAGGTTTCGGACCAGATTTAACGCCTTCCTCAGTCTTGGCTTCCGGCTTTGGCGCTTCTGGTTTAGACGCTTCGGGCTTCTCATCAACGTCAAACAACAGCGGCTGTTCCGCTTCGCCCAACGCTTCGACAGGCTCTTGCGCTACAGGGCCAGGTTCAGATGCTGCTACCTGCTCTACCGGCTGGCTCGCAACAATATTGGTTTCATCTTGCGGAACTGCTGCTTCCAGCGCGTCCCTGATCGTGGTGGGTTCAGTCATTTTTTATTTATTCTCCAGACGTTGTATGACTTCCAAAATGTCCTTGCGGGTGATGCTCCCGCCGCGCTGGAAGTATTGTTCGCGCTCCTTCTTTGCCTTGTCCCATGACGATGAAAAATCATCCGCCGTAGTCAGGCCATGCCGTTTCATGTACTCACGGTGCTTCTTGCGGGTGCTGATGTCCGTGCCATCCGTCGCCCGCAAACCATCATAGTGGGCATCGCTGATAAACCGGGTCTTATGCTCAGTGGGGCCATCGTTATAGACCTCCACCATCTTCTGTGCCTTGCGGTCATAACGGTAAGTGCGGCGCATGTTTACCCCTTGCGTAGTGCTTTGGCCTGCATGGCCTGCTTCAGCATCCGGCCACCCTTGTCCTCCGCGTTGAACTCCTGCGCCACGGATTGAGGCACACCAGCTTTCTTCGCAAACTTTGGGTCGTGCGCGGCTGCGGCCATCAACCGCGCCTGCGCTGGCGATTTACTCGGCATAGCCTTTGCCTTTTACAGACTTCTCAGGCTTTTCCTTTGACTCGTATTCCTCGGCCTCGTACTCCATCTCAGGCTGCTCGCCCTCCATCTCGCCAAGGTCCGGCTCCTCGTACTTGTCGGGCATCTGGCCCAACTGCCGCAGGATTTCCATGTAAATCTGCATCTTCGCTTTCATCATCGCCTCACAATAGGTGGAAGGTTAGGGTTGGGCTGCATTGCCTGGCGCACAGCGGACATCTGCATGACCTTCGCCTGCGTATCCACTTGCTTGCCTTGCGCGTTTGCCATGCGCTCCGCAGCCTTGGCTTCTTCAGCCTTGACTTCAGCCTGCTGCATCGGTGACGGCTGCGGCGGCTGGATGCCCTGGTTCTGCAACTGAGCAATCGCCTGATCCAGCACACCTTCAATCTGCGCCGACACGCGGAACTTCGACACCGCCCACTGCATCAGCTTCAAGAAGTACGGCGCACTGCCAGGCACCTGCTGCGCCATCGGGCCAACCTGCGAAATAAACGCGCCAAGCCCCTGCATAAACTGCACGGCGCTATCACGCTCCGCAGCCCAGTCCTGCGCAGCCATAGAATCCGCTTCAACGCTGATGCGGTATTCGGCCAGCTTCTCGTCCTTAATCAGCGCAATAGCACCCTGCGCGTACTGGGCATCCGCCGTCCGCATGATGTTGGACCGCTCGGCAATCGTCTCAGGCTGGAAGTGCTTGCTGATAATCTCAGCCTTGATCCGCAGCAGATTCGTCACCCACTCCGCAATGTAGAACTGCGACAACTGGATGCGCGTCGAACCAAACTGCGCCTTGATCTGCTGCGCCGTCGCAGTCTCCGTCGCCTTGCTCGATCCACGCATGATGTCCGATATGCCCATCACTTCGTAAATCTGCATCGTCTTGTCCTGGCGATACACACGAAGCTGGTTAATGGCGTTCGTCACCTGGTCAATCGGAACCCAGTCCACCTTGCCCTTGATCCCGCCGCCTTCCGAAAACGCCGCCCAGTTATCAACCGGGATAAGCTGGTTTTCCGCCGCCTGCTGGAACAGCCGCTGGATGCCGTCATGGTTGCGGTCATACACGCCAGTAACCTTGGCCGCGCGAGTAAGCCAGCTAATGCGCGTGTTGATTTCATCCAGTTCGTTGAATTGATCCTGCGCAAAAATGTAATCCGCCCGCGCAATAAAATTGCTGCTGGTCACGTTTGCCATCAGCGGCTTGGGGCACGGGTAAAACTGATCCAACTGAAGCGGATCGTCCTTCACATCCAGGATCGTCGCCGCGCCCTTGGCGTACCAATAAACCTTCTTGTCAGACTTGGACCAGATTTCGTAAACTTCCGCCTTTGACCACGGGTCATTCTCCGGCGTGCCACCCTTGCTGTCCGACTGGCGCGTAAACAGCGGCACCGAACTGCCAATCTCCTCGCCAAAGCGAGCAATCAGCGCGTCCTTGGTCATGTACACCCGACGCGCTACCCAACGAACTTCATCCCAAATGCGGGCGGGCGAATAGAAGAAATCCTTCCAGTAAATGTAATCAACCGGCGCATCCTCGTTCACAATGCGCTCAACAACCTGCTCCGGCACAAGCTCCATGCCCGTCACCGGGTCAACCTGCGCAGGCACAACCTCCTGCTGCGTCTCAACGTCATAGCGCAGCCAGCACTGCCCCATGCCAATGACAATCCAATCCTCAATGCCCTGACGGATCGCCGCGTCCCAGTTCGACACGTTGTCATCAAACGACTTGTTCAACAGCCGCTGCATAATCTGCCCGGCTACCCGCGCTTCGTCGTCCTCCGCATCAAGAAAACTACGCGCCACATCCGCCTTGGGCGGGCGCGCATACAGCAGCGACATCAGAACCTTGGTGCTGGACCAAAACAAATTGACCCGGCTCTCCTGCTCCGCAAAGTCATCGCGCTTGTCCAGATACCGGCGCGTGATCCGATCCGCATCGTCCTGGAACTTCTGAAGCTCCTTCTGCGATGCCTCAATCTCCATGCCCCAACGCTGCGCCAGCCCAGAAGGCGTGTTCGCAAAGTCACTGGCCGATTCCGCCCGCTGTGTCTGGTCCATTAGCCTATCCGCCCACCTTGCAACGGCTGACAATCCCAAACGTCGTCAAGCCGAAATGAATATGTATTCCGCACGCCTGTCGCTACTTTCTCAACACCAAAGCCATGACTTTGCCCGGTACTGCGCGTACTAAGCGCCAAGTATCTGAAAGCATCCGACGCATGGCTGTGCTGATCGTGTTTAGGACGACTCCTAAACGTCTGCGAACGCTCGTCCCACTCGCGCATATAGCCGCGTAAATGCTCGATACCGTCATACGTCACCGCCTCGTCAAACCAGCACTTCGGCAACACCAAACGCGCCGCCTCAATGCCGTCCTGCAAACTCAATTCCGTCACAATCCGGGGCGTAATCCCCGCAGCCAAAAACTGCTCCATGATGCTCTTGCCCGTCTGCAAAGACTTGGCCTTAGCATCATGCGGCAGATACACATTCCCGACCTTGTAAGGCCGCGTCTTAACCCAGTCGATGTAGTGGCCGATCTCCCGCCCGTCCGCCTCGTAGAAATCCACGACGCGATAACCGTCAGGCGTGGTCTGCCACCCCCACCAACTGCAACTGTCCGTATAACCCAAATCCGCGACCAAATCGACGGGGAAATCCTTGTCAACCGGAAACTGCCCTACCCGGCCCTGCTCATACGCCTCGCCAATCGCCTTGGCGTAGTACGCCCCAGGCACCGCCGCATCAAAACTAATCTCATATTCCGTGAGATAGCTCTCCTCCGTCATCTGCGCCCGCGCATCGCGCAACTCGTCCGGGTGCAAAATGTTGGTCTGACTGGCCGGAAGCTCCAGCAAAATGTGCGATTTCGGGTTTAACCGCGCCTCCTCTCGCATCTGCCAGAAAAAGTTCTTTCCCGCCGGGGTGCCAGCAAATATCGCCCAACCCAGCCGATCCGATAATGCCGGACGAAGTACCGAATACCACGCGCTTGGCCGAATCTGTCCAACCTCATCCAGCACAACCCCGTCAAAATACATGCCGCGCCAGGCGTCCGGGTGATCCGCGCCGCCCACATAAATCGTACTCACGCTGCCATGCCCATTGCGCAGCGAAACGTACAATTCGCTCTCATTCGGCGGCTTCGCCCAGACCGGCTTGGTCAATTCCTTGATGTAATTCCATGCAACCTTCTTGGCCTGGTCGCGCAAGGGGGCCAGATAGGCATACTGCGGCTTGGGCAATTTGCACTGCAACGCGCTGATGACCAAATCCGCGCACATCGCCACAGTCTTGCCACACCGACGGTGCGCCACAACCACAGCCCAACGCGCGTCGCGCGTGTGCAGCGGCATAAACACACTGCGCGGGGTGTAGCTGTTGATGTCCATCTTTTAGGCGTGACTCAAAATTAGGATGAGAGGGATTGAGAGGGGGGCCCATGCTTTGACCGCCCCCCACCCCCGGTCGAATGGGGGGTAGGGGGTCAAAATCGAGGGCCAGCGCGGGGTCATTCGTCGCCCTTCGGGCCAGTTACCCGATGGGCTTCTGGTAATTGCTCAATGTTTTCAACGGGTTG